TATCTCTCGGCTTCTGTATTCTGATCTATTCTCTTCTATTGACCATATGGTCTATGAAGGGAATCTGATACCCCGCCATGGTCCCGGAGCTACCGCGGATCGCCTAAGGGCGAACGCTAAGTACCTCCAAAGGGAGTGGACTCGTAGGTTGGAGGAGCTTTTTCCAGCCACCGATTTTCTACTCCCATCGCACCGTTACTGGCGCGATGCCCAGCAGGTGAACATTCTCGAACCTGGTGCTGAGAGACCTGTTAGGGTCATAACAGTACCTAAAACGCTGAAGACACCCCGAATCATCGCGATTGAGCCCACTTGCATGCAATACATGCAACAGGCCATTCTCGAGAAACTCGTTGAAGGAGTAAACCGTGATGAACGTTTATACTCTTTCATTGGGTTCGACGATCAAACTTCAAATCAGTATCTTGCGCAGCAAGGCTCCATTACTGGTGCTCTTGCTACACTTGACTTATCTGAAGCGTCGGACCGTGTCTCCAATCAGCATGTACGTGATCTACTAACTGACTTTCCTTGGCTGTCGAAGGCCGTGGATGCCAGTCGATCACGAAAGGCTGATGTACCTGGTCATGGCGTTATACGCCTGGCCAAGTTCGCGTCTATGGGTTCAGCGCTCTGCTTTCCCTTTGAGGCAATGGTGTTTTTGACCGTTGTCCTTATGGGAATTGAAGATGCGCTAAGCCTCCGTCTGACCGATAAGATGATTTCTCGTCTTGTCGGTAGTGTGCGTGTGTACGGGGACGATATTATCGTACCCAGTTACACGGTTTCTTCCGTTGTTCGCTCCCTTGAGACTTTTGGGTTCAAGGTTGGGCGAGACAAGTCTTTCTGGTCTGGAAGATTCAGAGAGTCTTGTGGTAAGGAGTACTATGCTGGACACGATGTTTCAATTGTTCGTGTTCGCACTTTACTCCCTACGCAACGGACTGACTCTGAGGCTCTTGTGTCCACTGTAGCACTCCGGAATAGGTTCTTTACATCCGGGATGTGGCAGTGTGCCAGACACTTGGATGA